GGATGAGTTACAATTAAGTGGTGTTTATGATCGTTGTGAAAGTTATGGTTCATTTTTTAAATATTTCACACATCATTATACTATGCAAAGGAAATTTGGTTATGATCAGGTTGTCGCTCATAACAATCAATTTTGCTTGAGAATCCTTTCGGATATGAAAAACGAAAGATTGGTTGCAGTTATGTCTCCAATTTGTAAGAACCCTCAGTTAATAACTTTCGCGCCCTTTACAATTAAATATTATTTGGAAAATGGTGATTTACATTATTTTAACAGTGATATTGATAATATTCAGTTAGAAAACTTAATGAAATTGCCATGGTATTATCAGGAGTCTTTAGAAATCCCAACTTATGCACAGACATTCATTGAAAGTATAACCGGTTTAGAACCAATACTTTGCAAATGGGATTTTGGTTGTGGAAATGGCGGAATTGTTGGGACCCCATATTATGAAGATTATCAGGATCACGATAAAATTTTCCAAAATGTAATTCTTCAGAATAGGGATGTGTTAATCGCAACTAAATGGACAGAATATGATACGGTTTTTTATATGGCGAAAACTGAGGCTGGAAGAATATTCTTAAATGATTCGAAATTATATAAAATAAATAGTTACATGTATGCGCACCACATCTATAATCCAACCAAAATAGATAACAAATATGTTTGTAGAGTCGGCAGCCAAAGTTCCAAAGAAAATATGGAATATTGGTCTGGTGCCTATTATTCTTTAGCTCCTTACCTTGGTTCGTTTTATGATATACAGTATGGTAATGACGTAACGTTACCTTCTTATTATTCCGGTCAGTTCTTACATATATATTGGGGTTATGAAGTTTCACCTGATCGTATTCCATCAATGGGATCGGAAATGTTGTTTATTCGAGAGCCTTCTTGGAAAGGTGCTACTCGTATAAATCATTTTTCAATTTCATTTGATGAAGTATTGAAATTAGTGTCCCAACGACCTGATTTGGATATTGAGGATTTAATTCCTCAGGTGATTGAAAATGAATGGTACATAAAACCTCGTTACAGGAAAGAATTGGAGTTCTACTATTCCAATGGGTTTGAAAAAGTTAATGAATCGTATCAATATTGTAAACATTCGAATTACGGAAATTACCCCAATAGCAAACCCGTGTTAGTTGGTAAAAATAGTGATTGGCATATAGTTTTAGATGAAGGTCAAATTACATTATGGTCAAATGAATGTACACCTAGTAGTTCAAAGTTATTACCTTTTACTACCTACACTTCAAAAATTCATAATCGATCTTCCCCTAACCACGATCATAGATGGTTAGATTATACTGAACAGAAAGAATACCAAATTAAAATTGGTTCAAATTGTTCTATTATACAGTCCATTGAGGATGAAGATATATGTTTTTTTATTAAACAGTTTAGTAAATGTCGTAAGATGAATAATGCACAGAGAGAGGAATTAGTTCAAAATGTGGAAGAATCCATGCAATATTATAAAAGTCGATCGACAATATGCAGGGGTTCTTTGTTATATGATCCATCAGATAACAAAGTATATAAAAAACCGATTGAATCTACAATTAAATCCGAATTAAGTATAGTTATTAATGATACTAAAGACTTAATTAAATATACAGATTCGACAATAAAGTATAATTATTATAGGATTATGGGTCTATTATCTTTAATTACGATTGTCCCAACGACATCAGCAACAATTCTGAACGATCCGAATATAATCACCCATAAAGTGCCATCGGGCATTTATTGGACACAAGAATTCTGTTTTAGACAGATTGAAAAAGTCACAAATAAAACCGTT